CCCTGGTCTCCGAGCGGGGCCTGGAATTCTCCGTCGAGGGGGTGCAGGGATGAGCCCCGCACGTCACCAGATGCCCGCAACGCACACCCCGCCGGAAATCCCACCGGTGGCAGTGAGCGGATCAGCGGTGATCTCCGCCTCCCCCACTGTGTTCCGGGGCATCTGCGTCGCAGAGACCGCCGGAGCCTCGGCGGTGGTACGAGTGTGGGACTCCGCCACCGCCACCTCATCCGGCAAGGTCCTCCTGGGACGCTACGCCTTGGCCGCCGGGGAGTCCCGGGAGGAAAACTCGATGGCGAAGGTCGCCCTGCTCGGCCTGTGGTACGAGGTGGTCTCCGGCACTGTCGAGGGCAACCTCACCCACGGCCGATGACTATCGACTACAGCCAGCCGGCCGGACAGGTTCGACTCCTGGCCACTGATACTGACGAGACCAGCCCACTGTTCAGCGATCCGCAGATCGACGGATTCCTGGCCGTATCCAACGACAGCGTGCTCCTCGCTGCGGCACAAGCATTGGACACGATTGCCACAACCCGGGCACTGCTGGCCAAGAAGGTCCAGATCGGCGGCCTGAAAGTCGACGAGACCGCCGCCGCCAAAGACCTCCACGCCCGGGCCGAATCCCTACGGGAGCAGGCACTGCTGGGTAGTCCCACCATCTCACCCATCGACATCATCGATTTCGACCCGAACGCGTGGCTCTACGCGGATCAATAACGAGAGGGGTGCGCGGTGACGCTCACCACCAGAATTGCCACCACCACCACGGCAACAGCCAGCAAGACGATCGGCACAGCCGGCGCGCTGTCGACCAGCTCGAACAGCCTGAACGTCTCGCACGTCACCGCCCTGGCCTCCGGCACCGGCACCGGCAAGGCCGACCTGATCTACCAGGACCGCCGGACCCTGACCGCGTCCGCGTCGGAGAACATCGACCTGGCCGGGATTCTGGTCGGCCCCCTCGGCGATGTGTTGACATTCGCGAACGTCAAGGTGCTGCGGGTTGTCGCGGCAGTCGGGAACGTCAACGACGTGGTCGTCGGCGGGGCGGCAACCAACGCGTTCGTCGGCCCGTTCGGTGCGTCCACCCACACCCATGCCGTCCGCCCGGACGGCAAGTACGAGGCCATCGACCCGAAGCTGGGGTGGACGGTCACCGCCGGAACCGGCGACATCCTGAAGATCGCCAATGGGGGATCTGGGACTCCGGTGACCTACGACATCTACATCGTGGGCGCCTCGGCGTGACCTACGAGGACCTCCTCCTCTCGATCATCCCGAAGCCGCACACCATCACCGTCCAGGCACACCTGGGATCCACCGACGCCGGAGAGACCTACGCGCCGCCCCTGGACGTGTATCCCTGCTACGTGGACATGACCAACACGGCCATGCCGCTGGCGGGGCGGGGCAGGGTCATGAAGGCCGGATCCGGGTCGGTGCAGGTCGAGCCAGCCGCGACGATCGTCGCGCCGCCGACGGTGACATGTCCGCCGAAGTCGCTGGTCACACTCCCCTCCGGGACGGTCGTCACCGTATTTTCGATCATGGTTCCGGACCCGGCGGGACTCGATATCCCCACCTACGCGGAGATCACCTGCAAATAGGGGGTTGTCATGGTATTCGCGGACGTGGAAACCCTCGTCGCCGAGTGGCTTCGCACCCAACTCGACCCGACAGTCACCGTCCGGGCCGAACTTCCCGACAGCGTCAAGCTCGCAACCCCACTTGTATGTATCGAGCGCTTCGGAGGCAGCGACCGGCTCCCCGGTGTCGACCGCACCGCCATTGATGTTGATGTGTTCGCCGATGGGAATGGGGCGGCGAAGGCCCTGATAGCCAAGGTCCGGGAGTTGCTGCGAACCCAACTCCCCGGACACTCCGTCCCAGGTGCCACTGTGTCCCAGGTGTCCACCATCCTCGGCGAGCATCGCCGCGAATGGGACGACAGCGCTACCCGGCGGCGCGGTGCGAGTTTCGAAATCGTCGTCCACAACACCTTATGATGTCCGCAACCTACACCCCTAACCCGGCGGGGCTGCGGGCTCTGGTCGGCTCGCCGGGCATGGTGCAGGCCCTGGACCGGCAGGCCCAACGGATCGCCACCTACGCCCGGCTGACCAGCCCGGTCCGCACCGGCCAGTACGTGCGGTCGTGGCGGGTCTACTCCGGCACCCGCAACGGGGTCGCGTGGGCCCGGGTAGTGAATGTCGCCCCCTACGCCGGATACCTCGAATTCGGCACCCGGTACATGCACCGTCAACGCATTCTCGGCAAGGCGCTCAGCGCCTGTAGCCGGTAGAGACCAAACACCCTGGAAGGGGATTTCTGTGGCTACAGACCAACTCATTGTGGCTGGCCAGGGTGCCGGTGGCGCCGACGGTACTGGTCTGGCGTTCGTGGCACCGGAGGGAACCGCGGTGCCCACGGATGCGCTGGCGGCCCTGAACGTGTCGTTCGCCAACGCCGGGAAGATCACCGAGAACGGGCTGGTCGCGAAGTTCGACAAGTCCGTCAAGGAGATCAAGTGCTTCGGGTCGACCCAGGTCCAGCGGGTCCTGGTCACCGACGAGAAGACGACCTTCGATATCGAGTTTCTGCAGACCACCCCGACGGCAGTCGCGGTGTACTCCGGCAAGGCGCTCGCGGACGTGAGCGCGGACGTCACCGGCGCCATGGCCACCACCTACGGGCACTCCGCGTCGGTACGCTACGCGATCGTCTTCGAGATCATCGACGGGAGCAACCACGTCCGGTTCGTGTGCCCCTCAGTCGAGGTCTCGGCCCGCAAGGAACGGAAGATCGCCGCCGGAGAGGCCGATGTCCGCGCGGTCACGTTCACCGCCTACCCGGATGCCTCCGGCTATGCCTGCTACGAATACCTCATCGTCGCTGCGCTGGCGGCCTGATCATGAGCCAGGAACCCCAGAATGCGCTGGAGACTCTGCGCACCGAGGCCCTCACGGACGCCGACGACACCATCACCGTGCCCCTCGGAACCAAGGGTCACACCGTCGAGGTGCTCCCCCAGCGACTGTGGCGATCCTCAGCCATCGACGCCCTGAACAACGGCCGATTCGGGCCGTGGGCCGAGAAGTGCCTCACCGAAGACAGCTACGACACATGGGAGGACCTCGACCCGACCCTCGAAGAAGTCGAGGCGTTCTTCGAGGCGTTCAGCGAGGCCAACGGCATCAGCCCTTTGGCATCGCGGCGGTTGCGACGTTCTGCCGAACGCGCCAGGCGGAGATAGAAGCCGATTTCCGCCACCACTACCACGTGGATCTGCGGGACCTATGGCGGCCCGGTGGCGGCCGGTCCGGGCTGACCTGGCGGCTCGTCAAGGTGCTCATTGACGGGCTTCCGCCGGAGTCGTTGACGAAAACCGCCACCCGCGACAGCCTCACCCCGGACGAGCTCGCGGACCTAGCCTCCACACCTAGCGTGGGTCATGGTCCGTGGTCGCACCTGGAGACGATCGCCGCCGCCCAGTACGACGTGCTCCAGCAGATCCAGTACGTCCTCACAGTCGTCAACGGCGGCAAGCCCGACACCCCCAAACCGTGGCCACGACCCGGGGTGGGTATGAAGCGGCGCATACCACCTGCCGCCAGGACCTACCTCGATGACCTTGCCGCGCAGCACGAACAACGCCGGAGGGACGCAGGACTATGACAAGCCCCGTCGGTAGTGTCGGCACCGTCTCCGCCGAGGTCGTCCCGGACCTCAGTCAGTTCGACCGGCGGATGAGGGATGGTACGGTCCCAGCCGCCATCCGGGTGGGCCGGGAGATCGCAAAGGAGCTGGCGGCACCCATCGCGCAGGCCATCACCACTGCGGTCCTCGGCGGTCTGCGCGGCAGCGGTCTGGCTGCTGCCGCCACCGCAGCGGGCGCCGATGCTGGCCGGCGGTTTTCGTCGGCGTTCCGGGCCCAGGCCCGGAACCTGTCGGCGACCGCCAGCGTGCATGTCGACACGGCGGAACTCCGGGAACTGCGGACCCAACTCGCGGCGCTCCGGGATCGTACGGTCGTCGTCACGGCCCGCACTCGGGGTTCCGCTGGCCCTAGCGGTGGGGGAGCGCCGCAGGGTTCTGGTGCCCGGGATGGCGACGACTACGCCGGGTCGTTCGCGCATGCCGTTCAGGCCCGATTGGCTGCGGCGAGCCAGTCATTGCAGCGGCCCGACATTGGGCTTGGCCTCAACGCCAGCCAGTTCGACCGGGACATGGGGCGGGTCCGAACCCAGATCGCGGAGATGAGTCACCTGCGGGTCGGCATCGACATCAGTGTTGATGACGCCCTGGCTCGGATGGCTGGGCTTCAGGCCCGAGTGGAGGCACTCCGCGCCGCATCACCGACCATCCAGGTCCGAATCGACACCGCGGCAGCGCTGGCGGAAATCCAGGCCATCCACGAAATGATCAACAGGGAGATCGGAACCCCCGCCGGCCGGGAGATGGGCGGCGCATTTGGCCGGTCGTTCCGTCGGACCGTCGAGGAATCCCTACTGACGCTTCCTGCCGTGGATGTGCATGCCAACGGTTCGGAGGCGCATCTGGTCATCGCCTCCATCCGGGGTGAGTTGACCCAACTGTCCCATCAGGAAATCGGTATTGATGTCAATGCGTCATTTGCGATGACGCAACTCGATCGGATGCTGACCCGACTCCGGGAGCTGGCAGCGACCAGCCCCGACATCCAGATCCAGGCCGATACCCTGGCGGCCGCCGCACGTATCGAGGCGTTCCAGGAGCAGATCCGGAACCTGCACGGCAACGTCGACGTCGACACTGGTGCTGCTGTTGCCCAGATCGGCGGCATCACCCTGGCCTCCGCCGCCGCACAGGTCGGCCTGGCTGGGGTGGGGTTCGCCGGCGCGGCCATGGCGACGATCCTGGTGCCCGCCGCCGCCGCCTGTGCGGTGGGTGTCGGGGCGATCGCCGCCGGGGCAGTAGCGGCCACCGCCGGCCTTGGGGTCCTCGCCCTCGGCCTGATGCCGGTCATCGCCACGGTGAAGGCCATGGTCCAGCAGCAGGGCAAGGCGGGAACGTCAGCTGCGACCCTGGCAGGTCGGCAGAACGCGGTGGCGAACTCTGCCAGCCAGCTCGCTGCCGCACAGGACACGCTCCGCAATGCCCAGGAGCGAGCACTGATCGCCCAGCAGCAGCTCACCGCGGCCCGAGTGGCGGCGAAGGTCGCCGATGAGGATTTGGCGTCACAGATCGCAGGCGGAGCCCTGTCGCAACGCAAGGCGGCTCTGGATCAGGCCGATGCTGAGGTGGCCCTGAACGCCATCAAGGCGGCGGGAGTGTCTGAGCAGGCGCGGGCCCGCATCGACGCGCAGCTGGCATACGACGAGGCAACCCAGCAGGTGGAGGATCTGGCCCTGCGGCAGGGCCGGCTGGTGGCTCAGCAGCAGCAGTCCCAGCAGGTCGGCATCGAGGGTTCCCCGCAGGTCGCCGCAGCGAAGCAGGGTATCAGTCAGGCGCAGCAGCAGGTGGTGACCGCGCAGCGCGGGGTGGCGTCTGCCCGGCGGTCTGGTGCGCAGGCGGGCATTGCTGCGGCGGCCGGCCCGTCGGGGGTTGACAAGGTCGCGCAGGCCATGGGGGCGCTGAGTCCGGCGGGGCAGGCGTTCGCGACGTTCCTTTTCAGCCTGAAGCCGGTGTTTGAGGAGTTGTCGCGGGTCGCGCAGACCGGGTTCCTGCCTGGCCTCCAGGCGGGTATGAAGGCGCTACTGCCGGTCATGCCGCAGATCACCGCAGCCGTGGGGGCGGTCGCAAAGGTCATGGGCAGCCTGTTTGAGTCTGCGGGTAAGGCGTTGGCGTCACCGTTCTGGGTCAATTTCTTCCAGCAGATGACCGACCTGGCGATACCGATTCTGACCCAGATGGGCCCGACGATCGGGAATCTCGCCAAAGGCTTCGCTGGCCTGCTGTTGGCGTTCGCACCCATGGCCCCCGTGTTGGGGCAGGTATTGCTTAGCCTGTCGCAGAAGTTCGCGGATTTCGCCACTGGGCTGACGTCGAATCCGGGGTTTCAGAAGTTCGTGGACTATGCCATAGCGAACGCCCCGATGCTCATGGATTTGTTTACCAACCTGGCCATCATCGTGTTGAAGTTGCTTATTGCGTTTGCCCCGTTCGCCGACATTATGCTGCGGGTCGCTGTTGCTGTTGCGGACTGGCTGGCTAAGATGGACCCGTCGGTGCTGCTGGCTATCGCAGGGGCCATCATCGTCGTGGTGGGCATATGCATGAGCGGCGCCATGCTCATCGGTGCTGGAATCGCTGTCATTGTCGCCGCCGTGGTGTATGCGTGGACGCATTTTAAGACGTTCCGTACGGTGGTGACCGAGGTGTGGAGCGGCATTGTTGTTGCTGCCACCTTCTATTGGAATGCGCTCAAGGCAACGTTCGAGTTTTTACGCTCCATCATCATGGACGTTGTCGTTCCGGCGGCCTTATGGCTGTGGCACAACGTCATGGAGCCGGCGTGGGCTGGTATCCAGGTTGCGCTGGCTGCCGCATGGGCGGTGATCAAGCCGATATTCGACGCCATCGGAATGGTCATCAATCAGGTGCTCATTCCCGCGTTCCTGTGGTTCTGGCATAATGCAATAGAGCCAGCGTGGACCGGAATATCTATTATCATCAGTATCGCGTGGGCCGGTATTCAAATCGTATTCGGCCTTATCGTTATCGCCGTCAAGATCGTGGCTGCCATATTCATGTTCCTGTGGCGCGATGTTATCGAGCCATGCTGGCGCGGCATCGCAGCCGTAGCGAAATTTGTATACGACAATACCCTAAAACCCCTATTCGAGTACCTCGGTAGCGTTATTCAAGAACACGTTGTACCCGCATTCAAGACAGGTGTCGACGCGATCGGAAAAGCCTGGGATGCCATCAAGGACCTGGCGAAAACGCCCATCAAGTTCATCGTCGAAACCGTCCTGAACAAGGGGCTCATCGCCGGATACAACAAGCTCGCCGACCTGTTCGGTGTGAACCATGTCGATCCGATCAAACTCCCCGACGGATTTGCTACTGGAGGTCTCATTCGGGGCGCCGGAACGGGAACATCCGATTCGATTCTGGCGCGGGTTTCCGGCGGACCCATGATTCGGGTGTCCAACGGCGAATACATTGTGCCCGAGCGGGTCGTAAGCCAGTACGGGGTGGGGTTCTTCGATCGTCTCGCCGGCCGCAGCAGGTCCCGACGTCCCGGAGACGGGTCGCAGGGAATGGCGTTCTCCGACGGCGGCATCCTCGACTTCGCCGGGGATCTGTGGGGGTTCGTCACCGACCCAATCGGTCACCTCCGTCAACCGCTCAACGCAGCAATCGACGCGATGCCCGGCGGCCCTTGGGTTCGGGACGTGGTCTCCGGCACCGTCAAGCAGGAAGTTACGAACCTCGTCAACTGGGTGACCGGCTCCGGTGGACCCAGTAGCACTGTCGGGAAAACCCAGGCGTTCCTTCGGGCGCAGAACGGTAAGCCGTACCTGTGGGCTGCGGCTGGTCCGGATGGCTACGACTGCTCTGGGATCGTGTCGGCCGCGTACAACGTCATGCACGGACGCAACCCGTACAGCCACACCTTCAGTACCGCTAACGAGGCGGGGTTCTTCCCACTCCCCGGGAAGGGCCTGTTCACCGCAGGGTGGGCCGGACCGGGCGAAAAAGGCGGGGGAAGCGTTGGGCACACCGCCGCGATCCTCGCTGGTCTGGGCATCGAATCCACCGGGGCGGGCGGGGTTCGGATCGGGGCGGGAACCACCGACCCGGCGTCGTTCGCGCACATCGGCCACTACGACTCGGGCGGCTGGCTCCCCAAGGGCCTGTCGACCGTGTTCAACGGCACCGGCCAGCCGGAAGCGGTGTTCACCGGTGGCCAGCTCGCAGACATGAAGTCTGCCGCCGGCCGGCAGCGTACCCCCGGCGACGAGATCCACTTCCATGGCACCGGCGCCGGCATCAGTGAGGTCCAGGCGTTCATGGACCGCCGCAGTGTGCTGCAGAGGGCGGGGAGGTCACGGTGAGAATCGCGTCGTGGACCGACCCGTCCGGGGTGGTGTGGCCACTGAATACCCCAAGCGCGGGCTGGTTTGCCGCTGCCGGTGCGAAAGGGCTGGGGGCGGTACCGCGCACCATCACCGCTGATGAGCGGGACCGCGGTGGGGAGGGTCCGCCGCGGCGTATCCAACCGGGGCCGCGTCTGATCACCCTGCCGCTGGTGGTGGTGGGCGACACGGAGGCGCAGTTCGAGGACCGGCGGGAGGCGTTGCTGTCGGCGTTCACCGGGTCGGATCTGCCAGGGCAGCTGGCAGTGGCCCGCGCGGACGGCAGCCTGCGGGTCATCGATGCCTACTATGCGGAGGGCTTCGACGCGGACCCGGATTTGGGGATCACCTCGGATCTGATGGCATTGACGTTGCGGTGCCCGCAGCCGTGGTTTCGGGACCCGACGGAAACGACGGTCGTCAATGCCTACTCGGCCACCGGTGGCCGGAACTACCTGAGCCCGTATCCGGCGGTGAGCAGCGGAACAACCCTCGGGGACAGCGCGGTCACGAACACCGGTACCGCGGACACCTGGCCGTCGTGGACGGTGGTGGGTCCGGCGTCGCAGATCGTGGCGTCGTCGACGACGACTGGCGAGTCGTGGACGTTGACGCCGTCGGACCCGTCGACGGGGCACGGTGATCTGCTGGCTGGGGAGACGGTCACGGTGACCACTGATCCGCCGTCGGTGCGGGGACCCAGCGGCCAGAACTGGTGGGGGACGTTGAACGTCGGGGCGCAGTTGTGGCGGCTGACCCCGGGCGTCAATGCTGTGTCGTATGCGGTGATGGGTAGCGCGGTGGGTACGACAGTGACTCTGACCTATACCCGTCGGTACGGGTCGGCATGATCAGCATTGTGGTGACGGACGCATCCATGACCCCGCTCTGCGACCCGATCAGTACGTGGGAGACGGTCACGGCGGAGATCAAACGCAACGAGGTCGGCGCCGGGTCGTTCACATGTCCGCCGACAGCGGAGATCCTCAATGCGGTGACCACCCCGGGCGCTCGGGTCCGGTTGATCCGCAACGGCACGATTTTTTGTTCCGGGCCGATCGAGCAGCCATTTTCCGAGGAGTGGTCGGCGGGCCAGGGCGCTGGGCTGATCACCACCCAGTGGGCGGATGACCTGGTACTTCTTACCCGCCGGGTCGCGTATCCGAATCCGGCGCTGGCATCGACCGCACAGGTCACGGACACGTATACCACCACGGCGGTGAATGCCGAAACGACGATCCGGGACATCATCAACCGCAACGTCGGCCCCGGCGCATTGACGGCCCGGATCGAACCGCACCTGACGCTGGAGCCGGCCCGGGGCATCGGCATATCCATTGACGCGACTGCCCGGTTCGACCAGCTCGGGGACCTGCTGCGCACGTTGGCGGCGGCGGGCGGGAACCTGGGAGTCCGGGTCGTCGAGCAGGGCGCTGGCCTGGTCGTGCAGGTGCATGCGCCAGTGGACCGGTCGGGGACGATCCGATTCAGCCCTGGCCTGAACAACCTGCTGAGCATCAAGCTTGATCATGAGGCGCCGGTGGCGACCGTCGCGATCGTCGGCGGGGCTGGGGTCGGCGCGTCTCGGATCTTCGTCGAGCGGGCCAGTGGGGCCGCCACCACCTGGGGCCGGTCGGAGACCTTCGTGTCGTCGCAGGCCACCACCCTGATCGGATTGCAGCAGGATGGCGACAAGGCGCTCGCGGACAAAGGCGAAAAATACACCGTCACGGCGCAGGCCGTCGATACCGTGGATCAGCGGTTCGGCGAGCATTTCTGGTTCGACAAGGTCACTCTCACCGCCCCGTCAGGAACCACTGTTGTTGATGTGGTGTCGGCGGCGAAACTCACCGCCACCCCCAAGGAGGGCGACCGGGTGACCCTCACCATCGGCTCGGCGGTACCGGCCGGATGGGATAGGGATTCGTTGCGTCTTCGCGAGCTGGAGCGGCGCATGGGCGCCATGGAAAGGACCTGACATGGCGTCGTCATCATGGCCGTCACCGGATACCACCCGGGAAATCACCGACCAGCAGTATGAGCAACTCGCCGGGGTCGGATTCCCCTGTGGGGTAGCCGCCAACATGGGCGGCACCTCCGTGGTTTACGCCGACAACTCGGCGCGGAAAGTCATCATCCGGGCCGGAAAATACGCAACAGTCCGAGGGCATGTCTGGTATTCGGGAACATCCACCACCGACAAGACGGTGGCGGCGAACAGTTCCGGGAATCCCCGCATTGATCTGGTGGTGCTGCGGCTGACCCGCGCAACGTGGAACGTGGCTGAGGAGATCGTGCAGGGCACCCCCGGCGCCACACCGGTACCTCCGGCCCTGACCCAGGATGCTGGGACCACAGGAGTGTGGGAAGAGCCCTTGGCCACGGTGAACGTCGCGAACGGCGCGGCGACCATCGCCGCTGCCGATGTGACGGATGTGTCCTCAGCGCTGGGTGGCGGCAGGTACCTGGCCAACCAGACCCTCGCGGCTGATTCTGCCTCGGTGACCTTCAGGTACATCCCGACCCGATTGAGGGCGGTACGGCTGTATTCGACGACCCGCAGCACCTATGCGGCGGCATACACCAACCTGCTGCTGCGTATCAATGATGTGAGTAGCAACGTGTATCACGGGGCAACCCGTGACCTGTACAACGACACGAGTTATACAAGCAAGTTGGAGTATCAGACGTCAGCAATGATTGGGTGGATTCCGGCCGCGTCGGCAACGAACCCGGCGACGTTTTTTGGTCAAACTGTGACCACTTTCATCGGGTGGGACCGGTCTGGTGTTTCCGGCATGCAGTGCTCGATGATATCGAACAGTGGGTTTTATGACACATCCACTAACTACATCACGGGTGATACGCAGTTTCGGATGGGATCACCTGGCCCATACACGTCCATCACAGTAATGGCTGCGAACGGGTCGCTGGTCGCCGGGTCGGAATTCACGATTGAGGGTGTCGGGTAAGCGTCCGACACTGTTCGAATATCACAGGGGAGACAGTCATGGTCACATATGTGTTGGACTTATCCAACCACCAGGGCACCTTCGACGTCGGCCGTGCGGTCGGCGAGGGCTATGCGGCGGTGATCTGCAAGGCCACCGAGGGTGTCACATTCAACGATCCACACTTCGATAGCTACGTCACGGCCGCGCAGGCTGCCGGCGCGATCCCGGGCGCCTACCACTTCCTGCGGGCCGGGGACGGTGCGGCGCAAGCGCGCGCGCTCTACGCCCGCATCGCCGCGCACGGCGGCCCGTCCGGCTGGCTGGCCGCGCTGGACAACGAGGCTGACG